GTAGTTTTATTTTAATTTCTTTATCCATTTTATTTTTCCTTTCAAATGGGGGGCTTTTACACCCCCCAAGGTTAGTTTATTAGTTATTATAGTATTGAACATATCCACTAGATTTAGGGAGAGCATAGCATTCTTTATCATCCATACGACATTCGTATGATTCTATTACGCATCCTAAATCATGCATCAATGTAGATTTTATTACATCGTTATTAGTCATATTATCAGTATGATAATTAACAAAACCTATAAAACCTTTGACACCATCAGCACCATAGCCTTTATACATATTATCGCAATGCATTACCATATCTAGCTTTTTTAAATCCCTACTAAAAAACTCCCATAGAATTACTTCCATTTCAGCTTTTAGTCTTTCGATTTTTCTATTTATACTATTCATTTTTTTTCCTTTCGAGTTATGAGGGGGCTTTTACACCCCCTCGGTTTATTATTATATATTAAACATTATTAACTATTTTAATAGTTAATTTATGCCTATCATCACCTTCTAAAGTAATAATAGTAACATTTTCATCAGAAGAATCAATGTATGGTGTTAAGGAAGGAATTGTTTCATATTTACTTAAATCAATACGAATTTCATCATCCCATTTAGAGCAATTAACCTCTACTACGTCTAGTATCCTTTCTTGTATCTCAGCTTCACCTTGTTTATTACTTTTAGGAGAAACCTTAACCACATCATTATCATGATTAGCGTTAACATTTAACATACTACCATTAGCTAAATCGTAGTCATCTGATGTATATTTATTTATTAGTTTCATTTTTATTTCCTTTCGTTTGTTTTATTTATCGCTCCTTGTGGCGACTCTATAAACTAATACTTATTATCTTTATATCCTAGTATAATCGTATATAATGAATGTAACAAGTTGTAACAAATGAGACTGATTCTCAACGCAACTATTTTTTCAACGTAATTCGGTAGGGGTACAGGGGCGGCAAGGGGGTGGGTATCTGATATAGATAGAGAGACACCCATTCTGATATTATTTTTTGAAAATTATGATTTTGATGTTTAATAGATAACTAAATTTGCTTTTTTGGAGGGTGTTTAGGATAGAGAAGTCTTACCCCTAGGTTATTATACCTGGTTCTTCCTATCCTGTTATTGCTTTTTCGGAGCCTGTGCAATGGGATACTTAATAATTCATTGTTTATTAAGCGGGTAAGCAATGTTTAGTTCAATGAAACTCTAATACTGGCCTTCTTACCTTCGACTGACCTATGGCTTTGTATACCCCTTGTTCTAGCCATCAATAGCACATGCGGAACAAGTTTTCAACCAATATACACATGTGATGAGCTCTTAATATAAAGACAATATACCTAATGTCCAAAATATTTTTTATTTTTTGTTTAAAAGTTTATGATTCCTTATATTATTATATGGATTTAAAAACTATCAAAGGTATTAATCATTACTTGTATGATAATTTGCAAGAATTTGAAGTATTTAATGAAGGATTATATGTAATTGATAATTGGCGTAAAGCGCAGGAAGGTGAATGGGCGTTTACTGAGGACAATTATGTGTGTCAAATACTGAAAAGAGGTTTTATTGCTGGCAAACCTTTTGTTAGAACAGTGTGTGGGACCTATTTCGTTAACTCTAAAAAGAGAAATATGTTAGGTGAAGACGGTATTGCAGAGTGTATATATTCTTTTGCTGGTACTTATGATGCTCAAAGGCAGTATTCTAAGAACAAAATGAATGGTAAAGAGTTTATGTTCGCTCAATATGTCGCTTCTGGTCTAGAAGTTGTAGAAGCTTTTAAGAAAGCCTACCCTGCAGCTAAAAGTGAAAGTTATATTAAAACTCAATCTCAAAAGATTTTAAAAAAAGAAAAGGTTCAACAAATGGTAAAAGAAGAAATTAAGAAAATCCTACAAGATGAAGGCGTAACACCTGAGTGGCTTATTGGCCGCTATAGGGATATTGCGGAATTAGCAGAGCGTGATGGCGATAAATTACGTTCCTTAGAGTCTTTATCTAAAATATCTGGATTATTTGACACAGAAAAGAAACAAGAGCAGCTTACTGTATGGGCTGGTTTTACACCTGAACAAATGGAGGCAATTAAGGATGGCAACAAAACAAAAGCTATCGCACACGCAGAAAAAGAAGGGTAAAGAACTAATAGACCCTTGCATTGTTTGTGAAAAAGAGTTATATTTAGATGCTGAGTACTCTAAAAGAGCTGGTCTTTTGGATGATAATGATGAATGTGTGGGCTGGATGTGCCCTTACTGTAAGACTGAATTTGATTTTAACAACAGAGTTACGTATATTATGCCAATGGAAGTTGGCAGGGGCGTAACATAGATAAGGTATATTGATGAGTCTTTTAGAAAAAATAAAAAAAAATGAAGGATATAGAGCCATGGTTTATAAAGATAGTTTAGGAATAGATACTATAGGTTATGGGTTTGCAATTAAAGATTTAGAGCTTGATGAAGATATTTGTGAAGAAATATTAGTTCGTAAGTTAAAAAATCTTAAAG